GGTTTGTCATTTTCAACCTGATGAGGTCAGCCCTGCGATAGATTTTCCGAGAAGATTCCCCGCTACCTCCGGTATCAACTGCTGCGGCCTGCAATGTCTTGGTACGGGAGGATTTCTCCTCATCACTAACCGTAACTTGCGGTGGCGCTTTGACTGCTCGCAATTGCTTGAAGGTACTCAACAACTCGTCTGCTGCATCGAAGTCATACGCTTCAGCCTCTTGGAACAGCTTGGTTCGCACTTTGCTACCTTTGATCCATTCTGCAAACTCTGCGTCTTGGACTACTTGAGCAAAATCAGGGTGCGTCTGTACCAGTTTCTGTTGCGTCTGCGCCCGTTGTGCGGCTAGAGCGTACTGCTCGGCCTGTAGCACACGCGGATTCGACTCGATCTGCCTGCGAATTGCCTCTTGCGGATTCTCGAAGAAATCAACCTCTTTTGGCTGTTCCTCTTGTACCTTTGGCTTCAGTTGCGATTTGATTAGCTCATCAGTAAGCCTGCGAAGTTCGCCAGCCTCGTTTGCGTATCGGCCAAGATTCTTCTTGTCCATTTCCGCAATGTCGATGATCTCTTTAACAGTCTTCCCGCGATACCGCTCGGGGAATTCCTCTGTGATCGGCTTGGTTGCCTCGGTACTTGCTGCGCTCTGCGTCTGATCTTGCTCAACGACAGCATCAATTTCGCTGACATCAGATTCAATGTCTTGTATTTCAGCCATTTGTGTCTCCCACCCCTGAATAGGGCTACAAGTTAAGTTGCTTTATAACGGTTACTTACTAATCTGTCAAGCGGTTACCTACTCACCATGTTCAGCGCGTTTCGCGGCCTTCTGGCGAGCATTAGCCTCACGGATGGTTGCCCACCTGTCGTGAGCGCCTGGAAACGCCCCTGTGATGCCCTCCAGAGCCACTCTGGGCATACCGACGATCTTGTACATCGTCTTTCCGCAGATACATGGGATTTGCGTGGCCTCGATGTACCGCTCGACCACATTCCCGCAATCTGGGCATTTCAAGTCAATCAGTTGTCTCATCCTGTAGCCCCTTGTAAGCGTTTTCACTGGTTTCCTTCAGGGATAGCATCCAACGCATCATGGAAATCTCTCCACGGCGGTAGTGAAGCGTCTTTTCGTCTGGAACCGATGAAAGATCGTTGGTGGCGTCGAGCATTTGAGTAACATCCTCCATGAGTTGCTTCCATGCGGTGTCGCCCATCATGCTCAGTCTTTTTTCGTAATACGCCTGCAACTGACTATCCATTAGATTTCCTCGCCCCATCCAAAAACTACGTCACTCGATCCATTGACCGAATCGTTCGTCACCACAATGTAGTCCCCGCGAACCATGTTCAGTTCCAAGTGATCCAGTGGGAAGTCGTAAGTCTCTCGCTTTGCTGCCTCCACCGAAACGGCGTACAGGAACTCAAGGTTCGCCACCGTTACCGCCGTTCCCCTTACCGCGCCTGCGTTCATGTCCGTCGAGTCGGACTGCATGTAGGAATACTTGCCCCCATATCCAGCAACCAGCGTTTCCCCAGTTATGTCCGCAGGGTAACGAGTGCGCCATATCTTGAACGTGCATTTCTTAGTGTTGTTGAACGACGATGTACGCAAGTGAACCGTCCGTGTATTTATCATTGACCCGATCAACAACGGGTTATGCAGCACCAACACCGGCTTGTCTGCACCGTTAGTAGCCACCGCAGCAGCGTATGCAGAACCAAACTGCTCGCCGGTAATCGTACCGTTCTCTGAGGTGATGTCGGCACAACCAATGTGGATGGCACAGTTGGCTACGCCAGCGTCAGCAGTCGAAGCCTTGAACGAAATAGGCAGCGCAGGGTTCGACATACTCAGTGCCGTCAGAGTACCAAGGTTACTGAACGTCTTTACCAGTACGTTGTTGATGAAGAACTTGTAATTCCCTACGCCACGCCACTGATACTGGATGTCGTAGATGTTGCCCTTCTGGACATCGAATCCGCTGACGCCAGTTGTCGTGATGACTTCTTCCTTTGTCTCAACGCCAAGAGAACGCAGAACGGCGTACAACAGACCGTCAGCCTTGAGCCGGAAGAACACGCCCGAACCGGAAGTTTGAACACCCCACTCCCGGACACAGCCTGTCGCCGTCTTGCTAGGACACCATAGCGCAGTCGAGAACAGCACCCCACGATTCGGCTGATACGGAGGGCATTCGCGTGACTCAAGGATCAGAGCAGTCTTGCCAGCAGAGGTCGTGATAACTGCCGCGCCGTCTGTCGATACGATGTTCGTCGAGGTATAAACCTGAGTGCCACCCTCGTACATGAACCACATCTTCGCCGGTATGTCGAAGCTGAACATGCCGTGGAACAAAGAGTACGGGAGCGAGACCTTCTGAACGCCCCACGCATCTTCTGTAAGGTCGCCCGTGCCGAGAGTCCCGCCGTTGATCTTGGTTCGGTGCGGATAGTCGGTAATCACGTTCCTGCCCTGCCTTCCGAACCGCTAATTGTCACCGTGATCCCGGCAGCAGAACCAATACCCTGCACGAAATCGCCAGCATTCAAGACCTGAACACCTGTCCATTGAATGAGTGTATTCGCAGGAATGCTTACCGTTGGGAATAGCATATTGGTAGTCGCAGCACTTCCGCCTGTTGGGACAAGGTGTAGCGCGCATGTCAATGCCCCTGCCGTGGTGTTGGCGATGTTTATGTCGAGAACTTCCGTTCTCATTCCCGTAGGCACGGTATAGATGAGCGTACCCGCTCCGGTAGTGATTGCCCCTTGGCCTAGTTTTTTCATACCCATGCACTCCCATTCCAGCGTTTAAGCGTCTTTGTTTGCCATGATACGCCACCCCAATGCTTTAATGTTTTAATCTGCCAATCCGCACCATCCCAATACTTTATAGATAAACCTGTTCCTATTCTTGCTACGTTTCCTGCTATCACTGATCCACTTCCAACCAGAACACCTGTTGCTGCCATCGTTCTGAATCGAGAGGCCGAGCCTACTACTACTGCTCCAGGCCCGACCAGCGCCCCACTTGCAGCCCGCGTTGTCCCGCTGTCTGCTGCCCCAACAACTATCGAGCCTTGCCCTACAAGTACCCCGCTTGTTGCGTGGGTGGCTACGCCTTCCTGCCTATCTGCTGCACCGACTACCGTAGAACCTTTACCTGCAAGAACCCCTGACGTAGCCATCACCCGCTTGCGGGAAGCGGAGCCTGCGATTACCGATCCTTGTCCGGTGAGTACGCCGGTCGATGGTCTTGTGGTCTTGCTTGACGCCGACCCGACTATTACCGAGCCTTGGCCTGTGAGTACCCCAGACGAGGCGCGAACCGTCTTGCTTGACGCACTGCCAACTATTGCGGAACCCGGCCCTGTGAGTGCGCCGGTTGTTGCGTGTGTTACTGGCCCTGCTGCACCTTGACCGAGTAGCAGTGGAAGTAACATTTGTTACTCAACCGTGAAAAGAATGTCCCAACCCGTATTTCCGGCAGCGGAGTTCGTTGTCTGCGTGACACTCAATCCCTGATTCTGACCAAGATAAATCCCTGCATATTGGTAGTCGACAAGCCGCCCAAATGGGACAAGTTCCAGCCCTCCTGCCGCAGCAAGCGCAATTACACCGACGTTTGTTTCCTCGCTATGCACCGCATAAGACCGGAGCGCAACACCCGGAGTTGCCCCGCCGGTCGGCTTGGATCGGCAAGTAATAGCTGCATCCAATGCGGTTTGAGGCGTTGCTGTGTCCCTGAGAATTGCGGTCTGTGCAGACCCGCCGGTTCCCACGGCGGTCGTCCTCTGGAATGTCCAGTTGAACGCTACTCCGGTTACGGCAGTCACGATGCTAGGCCGCTGGAGAATTGACAACACTCTGACGCGCAAAGTTGCGTGGGCATTGAATACGTCGAAATGGATTGTCGAAGCCGCCGCAACATGCACCTGTTCTGCTATCGAGTACCAGTAGATCGGACGAGAGCCATAAATGTGTCCGTCATCCGACGCTTTCATAACAACCTGATACTCTTTTGAGTTTTGCAGGTGCGTGGCTACCGTCGCCCCGCTTCCGGGCGTAACGAGTATTGAGTCGTTCGCTTGGGTCATGGCTATGCAGACAGCGCGGTGTAGGTCAGGCTCGAACAACTCACGGTATCACCCGCCGCAATGGTCAGCCCGTTCGTCATGTTGATGTCCGACGCTGCCGCTGCCACCTGACAGGTGATCGCCACCACATCACCGGAGGTCTGTAGCGTGGCGTGCGACACCGCAGACGCGTTGCCTGCCGCGTTGGTATCCGACGCGATAGCTCCGGCGGTTGCCGTACCTGTGGAAGACGCACCGAAGGCAGGGGTGGCCATGACAAGCGTGGCGGCAATCGCCCCCGCAGATGAGATACGGAAGCACAGTTTGCTGCCCGCCCCGTCAAGTTGATCGACCACCGCGTTTGTTGCGGCATCCCTACTCGCCGTCGAGTGTGTGACTGCCATCTGGTAGCTCCTTCAAAAGTTGTTCGTGGGTTTTGGGGTCAGTGATCGCACTGGTCAGTTTCACTTCCTCAACTTTGCCGGTGACGGCGCGTGTGATCTGCACCGTCATTGCGAGTTCGCCCAGTTGCCCGTTGAGTTGTGTCATTTCAGTGCCTTTACGAAATATCAAGCCACAAGTCATTAACCTGCGGGGTAGTTGGTGCAACTGCTGAAACAGTGATCTGATCCCGTGCTACTTGTGTGCTAAGTATCTGCTGAATCTTACCTTTATCAACGCTAGGCAACTCACCCGCATCAACAATCTTTCCGTCAGACAACTTCAATACTAGGTGGTCATCAGCCGCAATCTCTGCATCAACAACCGATACTCCTTGCTTTCCCTGCTTGCCTACTGCGTCCTTACCATCTTTTCCGTCCTTGCCATCGCGCCCCATCCCATCCTTGCCTGGATCGCCCTTGTCGCCCTTGAGTCCTCGCGGGCCGATCTTTCCCGGTTCGCCATCGCGTCCATCCTTCAGAGGAATCAGCGTCTTGATTTCATGCGTATCAACCCTATCAATCAGTCGTTCCAGCGCCTTACCTACCGTCACCGTGACAGCAGTAAGTTTAGCCTCAGTGCTTACATCAGGCTTCAGTAGATCAACCAACCGCTGAAACATCTTTGCTCCTATGCTGCTTTAACCCTATCGCCTAAATTGCTCCAAATACCCAACAAGACTGAGCAACACATCAACATTGTCATCAACCATTCCGAGTGCAGTATTGCAATGTTGGCATAACAACGCCCTTATTTCTCCTGTTGCGTGATCGTGATCTACAAATAGCCTACCTCTCTGCGTATCACTTGAATGCTTTCCACAGGCAGCACAGCAATAATTTTGATGCTCTGCCATTCTGTCATATTCTTCAAGTGGCATTCCATAACAATACTGCAAATGCTTTCTCTTAAAGTAATCTGGATTCTTCGTCTTGAAACTCTTCGAGTATTCCTTCCTGTGTTCGACGTTATTTGCGTCCCATTCAGCCTTTTTCGCTTTCCTGTATTCAGGATTTGCTTCTCTCCATAACGCAGCATACATCGCCACTTTTTCTTTGTTTCTCTTTTTCCACTCTCTAGACGCTTGAAGTTGCTTGGCGTATTTTTCTTCGTGAGATTTTTTCATTGCATCGTTCTTAACGCAGACTCAATGTAATCACTGTCATTTTTTTTATCAGACAACTTAGCTTTAACCTGCATTTCTGCGATTCTTTCATTTGATTCAATATCTTTTTCTTTTATAAGAATCTCGGCAATACGCGCCCTACGTTCAAAGTCGTCACCTTCGTTCTGGTCATCCAAATTGTTGCTCAGGGCCGCGATCATCTTCGCCTTCATTTCTTCTGGGGCGAGTTGCGCTTCAACAGTCGTCTTTTGCGCTTCCGCCTGCAACTTCTGGACTTCAGCCTGTTTCTTCGCCATCTCAAGTTGCACACCCTGCTGTTGCATCTGCTGCTGTTCAGGGTTCGGCTGCGACATCTTCGCCATCTGCTCCAGCATCTGTTCGCGGTTGCTCAGAGACGAGTTCTTCACGATGCCCTGCATCAGTATCGGGGTCAGAGGGCTGTTCGCGCCGAGCGTCTGGATCAGGAATGCCAACTGTTTCTGCTCGTATTCACGCGCAATTATCCCCAGTGTCGCCGTCGGAATGAATTTCACGTCAGCACTCGGATACCGTTCAGGCGCGAACTGCATGTACCTCCAAGACGCCTTGTAGATGAACGGAATCAGGAAGTCCTCTTGGAAATTCACCAGAGTACGCTTGTACTTCTTAATCATGGTGGCAGTCGCCATGTCCATCGACTGACCATCCCGTGCTACCGCGCTCACCGTACCATTCGAGTCAATCGTACCCGTCGCCATCAGCAACATGCGCTCGAATTCCTTGCTGGTCGTCATTGCTGCACCGTCATTCGTCCCGAAATGGAACGGGAAGATGATTTCGTTCGGTGCACCGTTGGTCAGGAACGCTTTTCCTGGCTTCACTTCGAACTTAGCGCCTCTAGGAAGTCTGGTAGCGTCAATCGCCACCATCGGAGCGACTGTCAGGGCCAGTGCGTCCATGTGCGAGCGCATACTTCCGTCAATCGCGCTCTGCATGTTGCTTGCCTTCTCCACCGTCCCCCGACCAAGCAGGCGGTTCGGTACAGTATCGTCCTGATAGCTGATAACAGGTCTGTCCTGCATCATGTAGGGCGATTCTTCGGCTTTCAGGAGCAATGAACCGTTTGCAATCACGACAATAGCCTCAACCATGTCGGAATAGTCCTCGATGGCGTTGGAAACGCCCAAATCAACGACTTCTTCGCCTTCTACCGTCAGGTATTCACGCGGGACTAGGCCGTAGTAGGTGAGGATTTTTACCTTGTCATCCTCGAAATTCCGCTTTTCCGTGGTGCTTTCGAGTGAATCATCCTCGTACAGCGTCCCAATATCGACATTTAGGTACTTGCCGTCAGCAATCCCTTTCGCAATCTTGTGGATTGACAGGTATCGCTCGATGGCAACACCCATGCAGTCGTTGATTTCAGTGCCATTCGGGTCAAACAGGAAGTTCTTGGGGCTTACCGGGATGAGTTTGACGCATACCCTGTCTTTTTCCCCCACCCCGTAGGCCATCTGCTGATTGTCGACAGGAACCTGCATGGGCTTGTACTGCTTTTCGGTAGATACAGTGATTTCACCGATACCCGTACCGTAAATCTGCCCCAGCAGCACGATCTGGTCGATACTCTTGCGTATTTTGTCCTGCGCGAAGTCCTCGTACAGTTTCGCCTTCATCTGCTCGACGTCGACGCTGCCGGTTTTGTCCTCCAGATCATCCTTGATGTCGAAGAACTCGCCCTGGCCGAAGATTGCCTCCATCACCTCGGCGTGGCGCGTCTCTACAGCCTGTTGTGTTGCCGGGGAAATGACTCTGGAACGCTCGGACTGGCGCATCTTGTCGCTGTTGTCCCAAACCCCACGGAATGTGCGCTCGTAACGCTCCCAATCCTCTGAGAAGTTTCCGTCGCGGTAGTCCCGCCATTTATC